CAGCACAGATTATTATATTACTATGAAAAGGGAGTCAGCAACTAAATTTACTATTGAGATTAGAACAGGTAGTCATACAGGTAGTCATGCACTTGGTTCACCTATTTCAGCAACAGATATTCCAAGTTCAGTTGGTGGATTAAGATATATTTGTTTTAGAGATAATGATGGTTCATCACATACAAGATATTTGAACAGCTACATTTACGATTTTGAATTTTATAATAATATCACATCAATAACAAAAACACCTAATATTCAAACAAACTCAATTTGGGAAGAATCAGATACAGGCAAACATTACATTTGGACAAGTTCAACATGGACAGAGGTAGCATGATTGCCACGTTCGAGATTATTTACTAATACAGTATTTAATAATTCCACATTTGATACAAAAGAAGTAAATCTTTCAAAGAAAAAAGTATTTCAAAATAATGTTTTTAATAGAGATACATTTCAAGAAGCATATATTTATCCTCCTGTATTTCGTAATAAGGCATTTAATCAGAATGTGTTTCAAACATCGTGGGAGATAGCAAATACTGTAGCAACTGAAAGCATAGATGTTTCAGAACCATCACCAAATAAAGTTATGGGAAGAGTAAGAACAATAGCATTGGAAACTATTGCTATGGTAGAAAGTTTGGCTAATCCAAGAGGTAGATATGGATTTGCATCTGCTAGTGTGAGTATTGCAGACACTGTTAATAGATCAAGAACATTAGCTAGATCATTTGAAGAAATAATAGATGTGACACATTTTAGAGGTAGAGTAAGATCACTTGCAAGAACAGTTAGTAACTCATTAGGAATAACAGAAGTAAACAATACAACTAGAACTTTGATGAGAAGCTTGGCAAACACTGTTGCTATGACAGAAAGTAACTTACATAGAATGACAAAAACACACGTATTAGCAGCTAATATTGCTATTTCAGAAGTGAATCTAAGAGTAAGAGGATTAGCTCGTACATTAACTAATGATATAAGCATAGCAGATTCAGTAACACAAAGACTTCATAAAGTTCATGCAATAGCAGAGTCTATGTTAATAAATACACTACCTATATTTAGAGAAAGTATATTCAATAACAATGTATTTAGTGTTGGCTCTGTTGAGATAGTAAAACTTGTAGGAAAACTCAGAATGGTAAATGAAAACACTAGTATAACTGAAGCTAATGATAGAATAAGAGCAGTTGTAAGAATATTAACTTCTACATTGAGTATAGTAGAAGATAATCTAAGATTTAGAATATTAATAAGAACACTTTCAAATGATTTATCAATATCAGAAGTTAATAATAGAGCAAGAGTTTTAGCTAGAACATTACAAAATTCATTAGAAATTTCTGAATCTAATTTGAGAATAAGAGCATTAGTAAGAACATTAGAAGAAGTTATAGATGTAACACACTTTAGAGGTAGAGTAAGAACAGTTGTAAGGGACTTGATAGAAAGTGTAGCTATTAATGAAATACCAAATATATTGAGAATGAGAATACCAGTATTATCTGAGAGTGTTTCTATTTCTGAAGCTATAGGAAGAGCAAGAACATTAGCTAGAATTTTAGCTAACTCTATAAGTATATCAGATTCTGCTTTAAGAGCAAGAGGATTAAATAGAGTGTTGATAACATCCATAGATATAGCTGAAAGTGTTACAAATTTCAGAGATAGATTAAGAGCAATATCAAATACTATAGGAATTGCAGATTCAATGAATAGAAGACTAACAAGAATACGAACAATATCAGATTCAATAGAAATTGTAGATGGTGTCAATATACTTAGAGCTAGATTAAGGGCAATATCAAATAATATATCAATTACAGAATCCAATTTCAGAATAAGAGGATTAGTTAGATATATAGGAGAAACTATAGCAGCAGCAGAAATAGAAAATCATGTATCAGGTATGGTAAGAATGATAACAGAGTCTATATCAGTAACACACTTTGGTGAAAAGATAAAACGTGAAGGATTTGTTAGAATAAGAAAGGCAGCTAGAGTAATAAAAAGAGCATTTACTTCTAGAATATATAGGAGAGGTAAATCCATTAAAACTTATAAACGTGGAAATTCAAGTAAAGGTGCAGACCGATAATGTCATTTGTAAGAGGAAGAGCAATAGAATATAGAGTGAAAGCTGGCAGTAGAGCCACACTAGAGTTAACTATAAACGATGCAACTGGTGCAGCAAAATCATTAACAGATGGAGTTACATACAACACAGGTAAATGGAAAGTTTGGAAACCTGATGGTACATTAATTATAGACGGTGCATTAACATATGATAATAGATCAAATGGAATTGTGACATATTCTTTATCAGCAACTGATACTGCTATAGCAAATGCAGGAAACTGGGAAGGAGAAGTAGAATTATACAATAATAGTGGTGTGATAGTAGAACAGACAGAATCATTTAGTTTTGTAATAGAGGAGAGTTATTAGAATCATGGCAAAAATAGTAAAAACAAGTGGAGGAATCTGCGAAGTTTGTAATCATACTCAAAAACAACATGAGAGTAGAGATGGTTGCACAGTGGATGGTTGTGACTGTCCAGCTAGAGGAAAAAGATTCTAAACATTTATATTAGGCAAGGTATTAAGCACTGTATGCTTACTCTAGGCGACATAAAAGACAAAGTTTACTTCGATTTTAGAAAGTCTCAATTGAGAGCAATGGAGACAGAAAGATTGGGAATAATCCATGTTTCAGATTTGATCAAACCATGTTTAAGAAACGTAATGTATGGTAAGTTTGTACCAAAGACATCTAATTCTGAAGATGTAAAGAGTTTATTTTATGGTCAAGCAGTACATCAAGTTACATGGCTTAATGATGATAAAAAATATAATGAAATGTTTTTAGCTTATGATTATGTTAGAGATGAGCCTGTAGGATATGAAGAAGCAAAGGCAATGAAGCCTGATGATCCAAAACACCTAGATATAATATATGGTTCAATTGATGATTTGGTTAAAGTTGGGGATGAGTGGATTATATGTGATAAGAAAACAACTGGTTCTATTGATTATTTCTCAAAACCAAGGTCTAGTGCTAGTGAATCACACGTAATGCAGATAAATAGATATAGAGTATTATTAGAAAAATGCTATAATATCAATGCAAAGTTCGGTGCAGTTATTTATATATCAAATAGTGTTAATAAAGAGAAGGTTGACAAGCCTACTGTATTATCATTTAAATTAGATCCATTAGAGAAAACTCTTACAGATATGATAGATAAAGCAAAGAAGATTAAAGCATCATTTAATGATAAGATATATCCTGAGAGAACTAAAAATTATCTTTGTGATGGATATTGTCCATATGCAACAAAATGCTTTTCAGATACGAGTGATAAAATTGGTTAGAACTGAAGAGAATATAAGGGATAATCTCCTTTGGCAGAAAGAGATGTTAATAGGAGAAGCACCAAACCCAGACGAATATGATGTACCAGAAAAATTTAGGATAATGGATTCTAACCAGAGGATAGGTTTCATCAGAGCATTGAGATGGGTTCTAAACGATACAGATGAAGATTTACTTTAATGCTAACAATAAGGCTCATCTTGAGGTTTTAAGGGACTGTGGGGTTAAAAACGTCCTTCTTTCACATAGATATTCATATGCAAATATCACCAAGTTTAAGGATTTTGATAGTGTTATGGTTGTTGCAGGAACTAAAGGTAACGCAGAAAAGTATTGGGAATTTCTAAGGTCTAAGAGAGAATACTATGATTATGCTACTCAGTTTGATGTTTATTATGATATGGAAGAAACAATAAAATACTATAATAAAGAAAGAGAGCAGGGAATAGATTGGACACTACCTGTTTTACAAGAAAATTATCTACATCATCTAAGTAGAATAAGACCTGAACCTGATTCATATGTGTGTCTTGGTGAGATACATGGTAAGTTGGAGACAGAAGACCAGATAAGAAAACTTCCTGCTAACCTAAAGTATCATGGTCTTGCAAAAGGAAAGTATATTCAAGATAGAACCTTTTCTAGTATTGATACAAGTGCTTGGATATCAGCTGCTATGAGTAAGAAGACTGAGATATGGAGTAGTAACACAACATATTCCATGTTCTTTGGTGAAAAAGGTAGGGGAATGATACCACAACTACGTCATTCATGTGAAGTTTACAAGGATAATATGAATAAATTGAATATAACAGCAGAAAAGTTAATAGATTTAGATTATTATTCATTATTAAAGGCACCTTTTGCATTATTATTCATACCTTTATGTAAATCTTTGAGGATATACGAGGAAAACTTTAATAACTAACAATAACAAAAACAAATATGGCAGATGATTTATTTAAAATTAAGCCTTTAGAAGGGAAGATAACTATTGATAAGAGAAAAACTGTATCTCCATTCAATTCAGTTAAACATCTAAAGTCTGCTAATATACCAGCATTATGTGACCAATGTATATACAGGTCAATAGATGACGGTGGTAATGGTAAATGTCCAAAGTATGAGAAAGGTTCAGTATGTACTGTAAGAGAAGATTTTATAGAATTTATTAATGAACTAGACACAAGAAATCCTGAAGACCTAAAAGGTATGATGGATATGCTAGCTAAACTATCATTTGAAAATGTGTTAATGGCACTTACACAATCAAAGATGGATGGTAACATACCAGACAGAAACACAAAGTCTGAAATAAATACATTATTATCAATAGTAAAATCAATCAACGATCTTAACAGTAAAATTGTGGTATCTGAAGAAGCCAAGTTTGATAAGAGTGGTGACATAGAAAGTATCTTTAGACAGATAAAAGCACAGAAAAGTGGTGGAGATGTATGATTGGTGATTTAGGATTTACTCTTATTTGTTTAGCATATTTTGCTGGTGGGGTTACAATAGGATATTATATACCTAAATGGAGAAAATCAAGAAAACCTAAAGGTGATGGAAGATGGGACTAGGGGATTTAATAAGAAACTTATGGGAACAACCAGAGTGGGAACTACCAGATGAAAATGAACTTACAAAAGAAATAGAAGAACTGGATAAGGAGATAAGAAAACTACCTAGAAAATCTAGAGAAAGAACTAGATTGACATATACCATAGCTAACAAAATGCAGATATTGAGACTCATTTTACATAAGAAAAAACTACAGAAATACAGACCTAATGCTGAAGGTAAATGGGTATGGATTCCAAGAGAAGAATATGAGGGAAGAAAATATGAATGAAGTCTATAATATAAGACACTGTATATGGTGTGGTAAGAAAGGATTCAAAGATTCTCAAGCTGTTATAGAACATATCAAAGCAGATCATACGAGGGCAGCATAATGTCAAAAGGTTATTGTTGTTTCCAATGTGGTCATTGTACTGATGATGAAGAAACAGAAGATTGTGGGTGTAAATGTCATGGCTAGACCAGATAAACAAGTGTTAGAAGAACGTGAAAATTTTGTACAAACCATAGCAGATTGTGCAACTAATCCAAGTCTGTTCAGTAAGGTATTTCTTAATCATGATTTGTTTGATTATAACCAAAAATATGTAAACTGCCAAGATAGATTTATAGTATATAGATCAGGAAGACAGGTAGGTAAAACCATGTCAACAGCAGTTAAAGCTATACACTTTGCTTTCTTTGCACCTGTAATGCTCAAGACAGTTAAACATGAATGTACTATTGTAATTGCTGCACCTACACAAAATCAGGCTACAATTATGTTTGATAGAATAAGAAGTTTGATTATCAATAATGATTTTTTAAAGGGATATGTAATTAGAAACACACAATCTGAAATGTGGGTTAAATATCTAGATAATGGTGGAGTTAGTAAGATTATTACAAGGGCAACAGGTGAAACAGGTGTGTCATTAAGAGGTTATTCTCCTCATGTTATCATAGCTGACGAATGTTCTTTCATTAAAACAAGTATTCTAAAAGCATTCTTACCATCTGGTATGGCAACACAAGCAAAAGTGTGGCTTACATCAACACCTTTCTCAAAGTCAGGTTATTTTTATGAAGCTTGTATGAATGCTAAACCCAAAAATCCAACTGGTATGTGGAGAGAGTTCCATGTAAAATCAACAGATAACCCACTTATTCAAGAAGATCCTACGTTTGTAGAGGAGATTAAGAAACTAACTAGAGATGAATATGTACAAGAGGTTGAAGGTGAGTTCCTTGATATTGGTGATGCGTTAATACCAAACTCATTATTGATGGAAGCTATCTCAGATTCTAAACCTAGTGGTAGAGTCAGTTATTATATGGGTGTGGATGTAGCAAGAGCTGGTGCTGATGAAACTGTATATACTATAGTAGGAGTTGATGAAAAGGAAACGGTATTTGTAGAGCATATAGAAGCAGAAAAACAATCAAATGTGGTGGATGTAGCAGGAAAAGTACAGGATTTAGTTAGGGATTATAGAGTTGAAACAGTATATATTGATGAGACAGGACTTGGTGGAGGTCTGTTGGATTTGGTGCGTAAGCAAGAGGTGCCAGCCAGAGGTATAACATTCTCAATCCAAGAAAAGGCAGATATGTATAAAAGCCTTAGATTGTTATTTGAAAACCATAAGATAAAGCTAAAGGATATTAACAAATTGATATATCAATTATCTTATTTGAGGAGAGAATATACAGAAACTGGTATAATGAAAATTAAATCAGATGAGCATGACGATTATCCTGATAGTCTTGTATTAGCCTGTAAAGCAGTAGCATCTGGTGATAATGCATACGTAATAGAGCTAGGTAAAAACCTCAAAAAGGCATTGTTTGGGGATTAAACTTATATACAATTTATATACAAGTAACGTATGGTTAAAAACCTAGATGAAGAAACAGGTGAACAGTATAAAACTGTTATAATAGGTGGAAAGAAAGTAAAAGTTCCTATATTATTTATATTACCAGAAGAACATGGTGAAAAGGAGATTGAAGCATATGAACATCCTGAAGTAAATGTTGGTAAAGCAGCTGATAGTAAGGAGGAACCATTAGATAAATTAACAGATGGTAAACTAGAGGAAGTGGAGAAAGAACCTCAACCATCTCAACAGAATATACGTGATGAAGGTCAGGCTATTTTAGACCAAAAGGTACCAGATACGAAGATAGGCGCACCACCTAAACAAAGTCAGATAAGCCTAGATACTGCTATAGCTAACAAGATTAATGCCTTGGCAATACAGGTTAAAGTAAATAGATTAGTAGCAAAGAAAGAAGATTATGAAAATGACATTGAAGATCTATTTTCTGGAGCCAATGAAATTATAGATAATCAGTGGCACAGTTATAATAAACCAACAAGAATGCATACAGAGAGATATTATGGAGATAAAGATGAACCACCTAGATCAGAAAGAAATGTTGATGATGAATATGAAGCAACAGAAAGAGATTCTGATGATCCTAAAAGGGTACCACCTTCCAGAGTTGGAGTTTCATCAAAGAAAAAACCAGAATTATCTCATCCAAGTGGATTGGCAAGACATCTAGATTCAGACACACAGCCTGATGATTGGCAAAAAGAAGGACTACAAGGAACACAAGCAATGGCAACAACATCAGCACAACACGCAAGAAGACATAAAGCATGGGAAGTATGGTTAGAAAAAAAAGACTATAAAACAGAAGA